ATGCGTCCCACTTGCAAAAGCCACACGAATGACAAGCTCACAAAAGGCGAGTGCTGTCAAACGAAAACGAGCAGCAGGTAATCCGGGTGGTAAACCAACTAACGTAAAAACATTTGCATAATGAGAAGACAAGATAAAATGCCCGCAAGAAATAAAAAAAATTTCAGATCTACAAAGTCTGGAGCAGGTATGACACGAGCCGGTGTCGCTGCCTACAGAAGAGCAAATCCCGGTTCTAAATTAAAAACAGCGGTGACTGGAAAAGTCAAACCAGGATCTAAAGCTGCAAATCGACGTAAGTCGTACTGTGCAAGAAGCGCAGGCCAAATGAAGAAATTTCCAAAGGCTGCAAAAGATCCTAATTCAAGACTTAGACAGGCTCGCAGAAGATGGAAATGTTAAATGCAATTAGAAACAGTCGTAAACAAACTACTTAGATTTTTAAAAAGTAGAATAGATAATTTATCCATGTCAGTTACATCCGGTGGGGTTGACAGTATGGAAAATTATAAGTATATAATAGGACAAATAAACGCCTACGAGGCAACACTACAGGAAATCTCTAACCTGCTAGAAGAAAAGGAGCGAAATGGAAAAGGAACAGTCATCGATATTAACACCAAACAATGATCTTATTGGTGTAAAAAAATCAGAGAAAAAAGAAAAAGAACCAAAATTACCAAAGCCAACAGGCTGGAGACTTTTAGTTTTACCTTTCAAGATGAAAGAAAAAACTAAAGGTGGATTAGTATTAGCTGAAACTACACTAGAGAAACAACAAGTTGCTTCTCAAGTTGGTTTAGTTATGGCCATGGGATCTCAATGTTATAAGGATAAAGAGAGGTATCCGGAAGGTCCGTGGTGCAAGGAGAAAGATTGGATTATGTTTGCACGATATGCAGGTAGTCGAATCAAAATAGATGGTGGGGAAATGCGTCTGCTAAACGACGATGAAGTTTTAGCAACAATTGATAGTCCAGAGGACATCTTGCATGAGTTCTAAACATAGGAAGGAGTAACTATGCCAGAAGAAGATAAAAAAATGGTACCCATTGATACATCAGGACCTGATGCTACAATAGATATCGAAGAAGCAAAAGACGAAGCTGTAATTGAACAGCCGGAAGAAAACAAAGAACAAGGAACAGATAAATCATTTGAAAACGAACGAGAAACAAAGTTAGAAGAAAAAAAAGATGATGGTGAGTTAGAAGACTATAGTAAAGGTGTACAAGCTCGTATTGCGAAATTAACTCGTAAGATGAGAGAAGCAGAGAGAAGAGAACAAGCTGCTGTTGAGTATGCACAAGCTGTAGAACAAAAAAGACAAGTATTAGAAAAACGTTTTGAGAAGACGGATTCTGATTACATTAAAAAATTTGAGACAACTATATCGTCAGGTTTAGAGTCTGCACAAAAAGAATTAGCTGCAGCAATTGAATCTGGTAATGCAGAAGCTCAAGTTGCAGCCAATAAAAGAATTGCACAACTCGCATTTGAGAATGCAAAATTAGAAGCTGCAAAAGAGGGTAGACAAACAAAACAGGAAGAGAAGCCTGTACAACTCTCTCAAGCAAATAATGTAAACATTCCTCAAAGAGATGATCCGATTAATCCGGATCCAAGAGCTGAAGCATGGGCCTCAAAAAACTCATGGTTTGGATCTGATAGAGCAATGACTTACACTGCATTTGAGATACATAAGGATCTTACTGAAAAAGAAGGGTATGATCCTAGTTCTGACGAGTATTATGCTGAAGTTGACAAACGTATTAGAGTTGACTTTCCGCATAAATTTGGTAATACTAAAACAAATACGACAGCTCCCGTTCAGACGGTCGCTTCAGCACAAAGAAGCGTAAAGCCTGGTCGCAAAACTGTGAGACTCACATCATCACAGGTAGCAATAGCTAAAAAATTAGGTGTGCCACTCGAAGAATACGCAAAACAATTAAAAAACACGGAAGGAGCGTAACATGACAAAAGACGAAAAAAATACTTCTCGTGCGAGCCAAACACGGTCAAAATCTGAGAGACCTAAAGTGTGGGTTCCACCATCTTCTCTAGATGCACCCCCTGCGCCTGATGGATTCAGGTATAGATGGATTAGAGCTGAAGTCGTAGGATTTCAAGATACGAAAAACATAACTGGAAAATTAAGAGAAGGTTATGAATTAGTTCGTGCCGAAGAAGTCGAAAACGCAAGCGATTATCCAGTCCTCGATGAGGGCAAATACAAGGGAGTGATTGGGGTAGGCGGCCTTCTCCTTGCGAAGGTACCCGAAGAGATAGTTAAGCAACGAAACGACTACATGTTGAATAGACATCAAGAACGTAGCGATGCTGTAAACAACGATCTTATGAGGGAGCAGGATAAGAGGATGCCGATCAATGTTGAAAGGCAGTCTCGTGTAACCTTCGGTGGTACGAAAAAGTAATTTTTCAATCACTGAATTTATATAAACCGTACTGGAGGCCCTTCGGGGCAGGTACATAAGGAGAAACAACTATGGCAAATAGAAACACACAAGGTTTTGGTTTAGTTGCTGCAGGAACGCTTGGATCAACTCCAGCGACTTCTGGGCAAGGTAAATACAAAATCGATGCTGGTTATGGAACTACTATATACAATGGTGGTGCCGTTGCTTCTGCTGCTGGTTACATTGTCGAAGGTCAGGGAACTGACACTCCGATTCTTGGCGTATTGAATGGAATATTCTACAACGCGGCTACAACTTTAAAGCCGACGTTTGCGAATGCTTACATTGCAACAATCACGCCAGCTAACAGTGAAGACACGGATGCTTTTGTATTCGATAACCCTCAACAACAATACGTAGTAGCAACTGATGCTGCTGTAGCACAATCTGGTTTCCTAGAAACTTATGACATGAATACTACTGCTGGTAGCGATACCACTGGTAAGTCTTCAGCGACATTAGATATAGGTGACACAAGTGCAGATGCAGCTTCATGGAGACTTTTAAGATCTGCTGAAGATCCTGAAAATGAAGATATTACTGCAGCTTTCGCTTCAGTAGTAGTAGTTGCTAATCTAATTGAGCTACAATCGTAAAGCTAGAATAGGAGAACAAAAATGGCAATATCACGATCACAACTAGTTAAAGAACTAGAGCCAGGTTTGAACGCACTGTTCGGCTTGGAATATAAAAGGTATGAAAATCAGCATGCTGAAATTTATACTGCTGAAAACAGTGACAGAGCTTTTGAAGAAGAAGTAATGTTATCTGGTTTCGGAAACGCACAAGTAAAAGGTGAAGGTTCAGGTGTATCATTCGATGAAGCACAAGAAACTTTCACAGCTCGTTACACTCACGAGACAGTAGCTTTAGCGTTCGCAATCACTGAAGAAGCGATTGAGGACAATTTGTATGACAGACTTGCGTCTAGATATACAAAAGCTTTAGCAAGATCTATGTCGAATGCGAAACAAGTAAAAGCTGTTGAACCATTAATTAATGGTTTCGGTGGTGGTTTCACTTCTGGTGACGGTGCTAATTTATTTAGTACATCACACTCGACTGTATCAGGGTCTTTCCAAAATACTCTGACTACACAAGCAGATCTTAACGAAACTTCGTTAGAGCAATCTTTGATCGACATCGGTCAAATGACTGACGAAAGAGGTCTAAGAGTTGCAGCAAGAGGATTGAAAATGATCATTCCTTCTGAGCTTCAGTTTACAGCTGAGAGATTAATGAAATCTCAAGGTAGAACTGGAACAGCTGATAACGATATTAATGCAATCGTATCTATGGGTATGGTTCCTCAAGGTTATAGAGTGAACAACTACCTAACTGATACAGATGCGTTCTTTATCCTTACAGACGTACCAAATGGTATGAAAATGTTCACAAGAGCTCCATTGACAACTGCAATGGAAGGCGACTTCGATACTGGAAACGTTAGATACAAAGCTAGAGAAAGATACAGCTTCGGCGTATCAGACCCTAGAGGTATCTTCGGAGTATCAGGAGCAGCGTAATAAGTAATTTATGAGGCGGACATAGTTCCGCCTCATTTACAAGACAAAAGGTGAGACTTATGAAAAAATTCTTAGTTACAATAAATGCGTACGGCCACTACTCAAAATTTGAAGTAGAGTCAGCAGATGATCCGAATTCACTGGAACAATCAATCCTTGACAAACTTGGAGAAAATAGTATAGTTTGGGAAAAAACGGGAATGTTTGGTCCGTTGAATAGAATAACCTATGAGGAGGTTGTTAATGATACAAGACCTATACAAAGCAAAAAGGTCCTTGGAGTTGAAGTGGGAACAGGAGCATATTGACAATGGTAGATATACTCTTGAAATGGTCCGGATTGATGACAAAGTTAGAGAAGTTATCACAAAGATCAAGCTGGAAGAAGCAGCTATTGCTCACAGACAAAATACTGTCGAAGGTGCAGCTCCACAAGTTTCTGTAGCTACTTAATCAAAAGCTACATCGTTGGAATAAATCCACTCCACATTACAGGCTCTCTTGCACTCTACTTAAATCTAGTATATAAAAAGCACACTATACATTAAATTGAACATCGACGCGTATAGTCGACGGCCTAGAGACGATGTTCAAATAACTAGGAGGATAATACTATGGCAAACACTACGTTTTCAGGACCGGTCATTTCTAAAAATGGCTTTACAAGTACAGGTCCTGGTATGACTGTTAGCTTAACAGCTGACACAACATTAACAGTTGCTGCACATGCGGGTAGAATTTTACTTTGCAATGATGCTGACGGTAAATTTACTTTACCTTCAATCAATGTAAATGCAAATGGCGCATCAGCAGGTGATAATGACTTTAACAATCTAAACAACATCGGTGCAACTTTTACATTTTTTGTTGAAACAGCTGCAACTGATATGGACATCTTAACTGATGGTACTGATAAATTTAAAGGTGCTATCATGATTGGTGTTGATGACGGTTCGAAAAAAGCTTTCGTTCCAGGCGCAACTAATGATGTTATAACTATGAATGGTTCTACAAAAGGTGGAATCGTTGGTAGCGTTATATCTTTCACAGCGATTGATACTGCTACATACATGGTTCACAATTCTTTATTGATTGGATCAGGTACAATAGTAACACCATACGCAGACGCGTAATAAATAATTAATGTGGGGCTTCGGCCCCACATATTAATTTTAAGGAGAAACAAATATGGCAACATCAGATCAACAGTTTTCATGCAGAACTTCTGACGGTAGATTTGGTAAAGCAACAGACGCTTCAGGTTCATTTATTGGACCAGCTAGAATAACTTATATTCAAGTTGAAGGCGTAGCTAACAGTAACATCAAACTTTATGATGGAACTGATAATTCTGGAGCTTTAGTATTCGAAGGTAATTGTGGAACTGAAGGGTTAGACATTTATGTACCAGGAAGTGGTATTAGATGTAGAACTGGAATATATTTAGATTTAACCAATACAACATCAGTTACTATTGGATATACTGGCTAGGAGGTTAAATGGCTAATACTACCTCGGGCACTACAACGTTCGATAAAACTTTTGCTATTGATGAAATAGTAGAAGACGCATTTGAACGTATTGGATTACAGAACGTTGCAGGCTATCAACTTAAATCTGCAAGACGATCTCTTAATATCTTATTTCAAGAATGGGGTAATAGAGGTATTCATTATTGGGAAATAGATGAACTTGATCTTGATTTAGTTGAAGGACAAGCTGAATATAAATTTTTTAGATCAAGTGATGATGGCACAAGTGCTACATCAAATCCAAATGGTATTTATGGAATGTCCGATGTCCTTGAAGCACAATTAAGATCTAATAGAACTCAAACAACTCAATCAGATAGTCCGATGACAAAAGTAGATAGATCTTCTTATGCAGGTTTTTCTAATAAGTTATCTAAAGGAACTCCTAATCAATATTGGGTACAAAGATTTATTGACCATGTTAGTATTAGTATTTATCCAACACCTGATTCTACAAATGCATCTAAAGATATGCATTTCTATTATATAAAAAGAATTCAAGATGCAGGAGATTATACAAATGCATCTGATGTACCATTTAGATTTGTACCTTGTATGGTTGCAGGTTTAGCTTTTTATCTGGCACAAAAATTTCAACCACAATTAGTTCAACAAATGAAATTATATTATGAAGATGAATTACAAAGAGCTCTTGCAGAAGATGGTTCGGCTTCTAGTACATATATTACACCAAAAGCTTATTACCCAGGAACATAATGGCAAAATACGCAACAGGAAAACATGCAAAAGCAATTTCTGATCGATCTGGTATGGAGTTTCCATACAGAGAAATGGTTAGAGAATGGAATGGTGCGTTTGTACATGTTTCTGAATTTGAACCAAAGCAGCCACAGCTAGAACCAAAACCTCTTTCTGCAGATGGTATTGCTTTAAGAAATGTAAGAAGTGATAGAACAGAACCAGTTACAACTGTTTTAATAGCAGAGAATGGTTTTGAAACTTATGCTGCGGGTTCTGGAATTATAAATGTCTATTCACCTGGACATGGTTTAACAAATGGAACAACATATTTATTTAGAGGACCACCTACAATATCACCTGGTACAGGTACACCCTATAATCCAAATGGTGGTGCAGCTGGTAATCCTGTTTTTGCTTATGCAACAATTCCTAACTTTGATGGAATAACAGGTGCACAAATAGGACAAGGTTCAGGATATGCTGTTACAACAGGAAAATATATTCCTGATACAGGAGACGGAAATCCAGGAAGAGGTACAACTGACTTTTTAGTTTCAAATTTCTTCTTCTTTACAGTTAACTCAGATACTGCTACAACTGGTGGTATAAAAGGAGGAGGCTACGGTTGTTCCGTTGGGCCTATTACTATTGAAGGATGATTAAAAAAATTTTAAATTGGATCAAAGGTATATTTAAACCTACAAGACAAAAAGAAGTTGTTGAGTTAACAGCTAAGCAACAAAAAATTTTAAAAAAACATAAGGGATAATAATGGCTGGATTAAGTTATAATGATTTAGTTACAAATATTAGAAGCTACACAGAAACAGATTCTAATGTTTTAACAACTGCTGTTTTAGAAAATATAATTTTAAACTCACAATATAGAATATTTAGAGATGTACCTATTGATGCAGAGAGAAGACAGCAAACAGGTAATTTAGTTGCTGGCCAAGAGTCTATCAATGCTCCTGCAGGAGCCTTATTTATTAGAGGTATACAGGTTTATGATTCAAGTTCTGTGATTACTGGAGCTAATGTTTGGTTAGAGAAAAAAGATTATACCTACTTGCAGGAATATCAAGATGTAACAGGAACATCTGAAGCTCAAGGTAAACCTAAATATTACGCTATGTATGGTGGTGGAACGGGTAATACAGATACTACATCTGGAAGAATAGCTTTTTCACCAGTGCCAAATACCACCTATAAATTTAGAGTTCATTATAATAAAATGCCAGACACTTTAGAGTCTAGCAATCAAACTAATTATATTAGTCTTAATTTTCCTAATGGACTATTATATTGTTGTCTGTCAGAAACTTATGGTTTTTTAAAAGGTCCTATAGACATGTTGACACTATATGAAAATAAGTATAAACAAGAGGTACAGAAGTTTGCTAACGAGCAAGTTGGTAGAAGACGAAGAGACGACTACACAGACGGAGCAGTTAGAATACCAGTAAACTCAGCAAACCCGTAGGAGATAAATTATGGCAATAACATCGGCAATATGTTCAAGTTTTAAACAAGAACTTTTACAAGGTAAACACAATTTTGCATCATCAGGTGGTGATACTTTTAAATTAGCATTGTTTGATAGTGATGCTTCTTTGGGTGCAGCAACAACAGATTATTCAACTTCAGAAGAAATTACAAACACATCAGGAACAGCTTATACAGCTGGAGGTGCAACTCTTACAAGATCAGGAGTTGGTTTAACAGGAACTACAGCATTCACAGATTTTAGTGATGTTACATACACTTCAGCTTCTTTTACTGCAAACGGTGCAATGATTTATAATACAACTACAGGAACAAGCACAGGTACAACAGATTCTGTAGCGATTATTGCTTTCGGTGGTGACAAAACAGCAAGTAATGGAACTTTTAAAATTGAGTTTCCTACAAACGACGCGACAGCAGCAATAATCAGATTAGCATAGGAGGTCGACCATGTCGACAACTTCAGGATGGGGACGATTCACCTGGGGACAGGCTAATTGGAACCAATCTACAACTTTAAAAACAGGATGGGGTGCCCAACAATGGAGCGGCGATGGCGGCTGGGGCGATCTTTCTGATCAAACAGTTTCAGTTTCTTTAACAGGTATACAACTTACAACTAGCATTGGTACAGTTGATGTTCCTGATCAAGTAATAACACCTACAAGTTTTGAAATAACATTATCACAGGGAGAAGCTTTTGTTCCTGTTAATATAGATGGTGTATCTTTTTCTGCATCTGTAGGTTCTTTAACAGTTAACGATGTAACTATGGGTCTAACAGGCCAAGAAATTACATCTGTTTTAGGCACACCAGTCGTAGCTGATATGACTGTTGGAATGACAGGTCTTGATTTAACTTTATCTCAAGGTACAGCATTTGCTCCAAACGATACAGTAATTGTTTCTGGTCAAGAAATAACTTTAACACAAGGCACTGCAACTGGAACTTCTTCACAAGAAGCAGACTTAACAGGTATTGAAGCAACATTTACTTTAGGTTCTGTAGTTATTCCTAACGATACAGTTCAAATATCTGGACTATCAATGACTTCAACATTGGGTTCTATTGTTGGATTAGGAGGAGCATTAATTCAACCTACAGCTCAAACAATAACATCTAGTGTAGGATCTTTAACTGTAGAAGAAGGTTTAGGATTAACAGGACTATCATTTAGTGCTAGTTTAGGAACAATTTCACTAACAGATATTACGGTAGGATTAACTGGACTATCTTCAACGTTTAGTGTAGGAACTGTAGACATATTTGCTTATGGCGATGTTGACACTGGTTCTAATACATCGTATAGTAATATTTCAACGGGTTCGAATTCTTCATATTCGAATGTTGCAACTGGATCAAATACAAGTTATAACGATGTAGCAGCGTAGGAGAATTTTTTATGGCATCAACATACACACCTTTAGGTGTAGAACTTCAAGCAACCGGTGAAAATGCCGGAACATGGGGAACAAAAACTAATACAAACTTACAGATTGTCGAACAGATATCTGGAGGTTATACAACACAAGCGGTAACTGATGGTGCAGATACAGCGCTTACTGTATCTGATGGATCAACAGGAGCTACTCTTTCTCATAGAATTATAGAATTTACAGGATCACTTACAGCATCTAGAAATGTTACAATACCTTTAGATGTACAAAACTTTTATTTCTTAAAAAATGCAACTTCTGGATCTCAAAATGTTGTATTTAAATATGCAACAGGTACAGGTACTTCTGCTACAGTTACAAATGGTAAGACTGTAATTGCATATGCAAAAGCAGATGATGGTACTAATCCAAATATTTCTACAATATCACTAGCAAGTGATCTCGTGGATGACACATCCCCACAATTAGGTGGTAATTTAGATACTAACTCTTTTATGATAGACTTCGATGATGCTCACGGTATCAGAGATGAAAATGGAAACGAACAATTAATTTTTGAAACAACTGGATCTGCAGTCAACCACATTGATATAACAAATGCTGCAACAGGATCAGGACCAGAGATTGGTGCAGTTGGAGATGATTCTAATATTAATTTAGAGTTAAAACCAAAAGGAACTGGTGAAGTACAAATTGGTACAGGAGCTGCAACAGCAACTCTTACGTCAAGTGGTGCTTATGATTTAACTTTAGATACAAATGGTGGCACAAACTCAGGTACAATTACAATTACAGATGGTGCTAATGGTGCAATCACAGCTACACCAAATGGAACTGGTGAAGTAGTTGTTGGTGGTAATACAAACCCAGGTACTCTTGTTCTTAACTGTGAATCTAATTCTCACGGAATTAAACTACAGTCACCTCCACATAGTTCATCTCAGAGTTATACACTTAAATTTCCAACAGGAAATGTTACAGCAGATAGATTTTTAAAAGTAGCTAGTATTACAGGTTCAGGTACAACGGCAGTTGGTCAACTATCTTTTGCTGAAGTATCAGGTGGCACTTCATACCAAGCTGTAAAAACTTCAGGATTCACTGCAGTAGCAGGAGAAGGATATTTTTGTAATACAACATCAGCAGCGTTTACAGCAACATTACCTGGATCAGCAACAATTGGTGATGAAATAACTTTTATAGATTATGCAGGTACATTTGATACAAATAATTTAACTATTGGAAGAAACTCACACAATATACAGGGTGCTGCAGCAGATTTGACAGTGTCAACTGAAAGAGCTGGTTTTACATTAGTTTACGTAGACTCTACTCAAGGTTGGCTATTAAAGGATAAATAATAATGGCTGAGTATAAAGGTATAAAGGGTTTTCAAGTACAAACCCGTACGGACGATCCATCACCAACTGAGGCACAAACTGGAGATTTTTATTACAATTCCTCAACAGGACAATTTAAAACTATAGGCACAGGTGGAGCGCCTATTGGTTCTTGGTCATCTGGTGGTGCTATGAATACAACAAGAGCACAGACAATGGCAGGTGGAAATTCTACCGCAGCAGTTGTTGGTGGCGGTGGTCCGCCAGCAGGAGGCACACAATCAGAAACCTATAATGGTACATCTTGGACAGAAGTTAATGAATTAAATAATTCTACTAGATTAAATGCAGGATCAGGAGCATATAATTCAGCATTAAGTATAGCTGGTTATACAACAACCTATATTGCTAAAGCAGAATCTTGGAATGGAACAAGTTGGACAGAAATTTCAGACGTAAATGTATCTAGACTTCAAGGTGGTTCAGCTGGAGCTTCAGCTACTTCGGGTATGTTTTTTGCTGGCGAAGGACCTCCTCCGTGGACAACTCATAGAGATAAAACAGAAATATGGAATGGTTCAAGTTGGACAGAAGTAAATGAATTAAATACAGGTAGAACACAGATAGCAGGAGCAGGAATTACAACATCTGCTTTAGGCGCAGGAGGACACCCTGGAAGTGGTTACACTGCTGATGTTGAACTTTGGGACGGAACTTCTTGGACAGAAACAACAAATTTAAATACATCAAGAGAAGGCAGAATGGGATTTGGAGCTGTTAATACCGCTGCAATAATTTCAGGGGGTAGAAGTCCATATACTGGAAACACAGAATCTTGGGACGGAACTTCTTGGACTGAAATTGCAGATCTAGCAACAGGTAGATATAATGGAAGTGCTTCAGGATCTTCCACAAATGGCATACTTCAAGGTGGATCTACATCAGGAACTAGCGGATCAACGACAACAGAAGAATGGAACGCAGCAGAATTTGAAATTAAAACAGTGACAACAAGTTAATAATGAAATATAAACAAGAAAAAGGAGGAAGCAACTATGGCATATAAATACTGTACAGCGACTAACTGGGGTAAAAACTTTTTCACTCACGAAGAGAGAAAACAGTTTCACCTTTCAGGACATCCTGGTGAAGTATGGGTTGTAGGCGATAATCTTTACGGTGATCAATGGATCGGTAAAGTAGCAGGTGCAATTAAGACAAAAGAAGAAGCACAAGCTATCGTTACTGGTGAAATCGAAGCAGCACAAACTGCTTGGGATGCATTATCAGCTGAAGAGCAAGAGCGAAACCCAAGACCTAC